GGTATATGGCAAAAAGCTAGGACAGGTAAATGTATTCACATCCCTGTTCTAGGAACGCATCGTGTAAAAGCAGATGAAACAGATTTAGTTCTTATAGAAGTCCAATTTGGGGATAAAATTTCTGAAGACGACATTGTACGTATCGAAGATGATTATGGACGTGTGCAGAAAAACCCAGAATGACCTATTTTTTTCTTATGTTTAACTTAAATTACACTTTCATTTTTGGTTTTTAGATGGAGCCACCTACCGTTCACTTTCTTATTCCTTGTTATGGAGGCAATATCATGGCAAGGTGCTTCCATAGCTTTTTGAATTTCATTCCTTATGCAGAAGAGAATGGAATTAACTATGAAATTGAAACTCTAAGTAACTGTTCTCTAATTTCATTAGGACGTTCAATGATGGTTACAGCTGCACTAAAACAAAAAGATTGGACACATTTGTTTTGGATTGACTCAGATGTTTCATGGGAACCTAAACATGTTCATTATTTATTAGCTGCTGATAAAGATATTGTTACTGGTTCATATCCTGCTAAATGTCTTCCATTAAAATCTGCCTCTGGTCCTAGTAAAGTTAAAAAGAAATTACTAGCTCAATATAAAGATACAGATCCTAATGGAATGATTCCCGAAGAAGTATTGAAAGCACAAATAAAAGAAGAAGGAGATTTTGTAGAAAGTAATTTTCTAACAACTGGATTTATGTGTATCAAAAGGAATGTAATTGAAAAAATGGTTGAGCATTACACAGATTTAAATATGTATTATCAAGGTGAAAGGCATTGTCATTTATTTGAAACTATGATTGATAAAGATAGAGATAATTTATTTTTAGGAGAAGATTATTCATTTGTAAAACGTGCAAATAATATAGGATTTAAAAGTTATTTAGCTAGTAAAATATCTCTTGGACATATTGGCCCTTACGAATATTCACAAGATAACGAAGAAAAGCTTAAGGAATACTATATAACCGAGAATGAAAGTGTAATCTAGCTCTAGATTTAAGAAATTTTAATCTCATTCTTGGTTTTTGTGCATGTCTCGTAATTACAAACCAATGCCAAAGCTATGGAGGTTAGAAGAATTATTTAAATTATCAGATGAATATCCTAGTGGATTAGCTTGGGCAGTAAACAAAGCAGGTAATAAAATAGGTGATGCAGTTGGTAAAAGAAACGTAAGCACTGGATACTATACAGTTTTTGTTGATAATGAACCATACCAAGCTCATCGTATTGTTTATTATTTAAGAACAAAAGAATGCCCTGACAATCACGGTGTTCAGCATAATATTTCTAACCGAAATAAAGATAACAGACTAGAATTGAAGCCTACATACTTTTCATATGTTAAATATTAGTGCTTTTAGATACGTTGATAATATAAAAAATATTAATGAAAAAGAATTAGATAACTATGGATATTACATTGGGTTTCCTTGTACACATGGGCATGTCATTAGAGATAAAAAAGAACATTGGTGTTATCACTGTGCTTTAAAAATCCAATCTAATGTTTGTGGTTTTGATATAAATTATTTACACAAAGACTATAAAACTAAATATCACAGCTTATGGGGTCATATAAATGTTAAAAGTTTAGATGAATGTTGGGAAGCAAGTCTTCCAGGGAAACGTGGACCTCATCGAGTTTGTTTTCCTTCATATCGTTCACAATACAGTTGTCAAAAAGCAGAAAATATAACAGCTCATAAAGCTATTTATCATTGTGCTTGGGGTGATATTGGATCAATGTTTGTAACTAGAAGCTGTAATAATCCTTGGTGTTTAAACCCTTTACATATGAAATCAAGATGGAATAGAGAATTTTATCCCACCAAAATACAACCTTTTGTTTTAAAATTTGATGCAGCAAAATTAATGCGAATTGAAAAAGCTAAGTTATTAAATCGAGAACAAGAAATAATAGAGGAAAAATATAATAAAACTATTGAACATCCTCTATCTGTCAAAGATACTCCCGATTATGATGAGGGATAGACTAGTGTTCAATAATAATGGCTCGGAACCAAACTACACAACGCCAAAGAACTGCACAAAATCCATTATTTGTCGGTACGTTTGAAGAAACTTCTATACGTTATTTAACAGGAAAATTAGGTGGTACTCATCAACCTGGGGCAGGTGGTTATGCAGGTGGAGCAGTTAACCATTGGTTTAAATTTAAAATTGATACAGCTGCGTGGATCATATTAACTAAAGCTGGTGGATGGGAAAAATGGTTTAATGTTTCTGCTTATGATTTAAATCGTAATCCGATACAAGGTCGAGGAATATTTGATGATGACAGCATAACAATTACATCTGATGGTGAAACTTTAAATCCATATATTGGACATGTTATGGGTGCGCAATCAAATTTATATAATAACTTTGATGCAAGACGATTAGATAAAGGAGATTCAAGATATTATCCCCTAAGCATAGGTGAGTACTTGCTTTGTGTATCTAGTACTCTTAATACACCATTTGATTATGCAGTAGGTGTAGTCATTGAAATGGCTGACCTATTTCCAGTTTTACTTACAGAAGATTATGACCGATTGATATTAGAAACAACAGCAAGTCAAGACGACATAATATTAGATACAACTCCAAACTATACTGGAGCAGAGGATCATGAACATTCTCTTACAGAATGGAAAACAGCATGGAGTCGTGAACGTCAAGCTTATGAAAAATTCCCTGATGCTTTAATTCCTCTTACTACTAAACCATAAGGTTTCTTATGACTATAAATCGTGTACCTAATCGTCCTTATTTAGGATTTGATGATACTGTTTACGATGACATAGCAATGAATAGTGTTATCGCACTTGAAGAACGTAAACAACAATTAAAGGATGAACAATTTATGGACTCAAATTTATATACAGAAATATTGGACGAACAGTATTTCAGTTGGAAATCTAGGCAAAATCAATTAGATTTACCAGCTAGATTTAAAGAGGAATGTGAACAAATTCCTTTCTTGCAGCAATGTAAAATTTATGACTGTTAATGATGAGCCTAAGAACAACCAGAGCAAAGAAGGTGATGATAACGCATATTGGCAATCATATTTTGAAAGTGAGGCTCACGCCTTGGATGTACACAGACGACGGCGTGATATGGCTGGCAAGTATGGCTCTAGGAAAAAGTATGAGACAAATCAACGATTGGATGAATCGGAGAGCAAACAAAAGAAGACGCTTGATGGATTCATCTTTGATAGGTAAGAATGCCATGAAGCCTCAGTTAAAGGCTATGTATCAAATAAGAAAATGGATGAAAGAAATACCAATTGGTGATTCTATTAATTTACGTTGTGAATCTGCTTTATCTGAGAAGCAATTTAAAATTTGGAAAAAATGGTTTGAAAAAAATGAAGATCCAAATTGGATAGCAAATCCTAAATGGAAAACTTTATTTTTCTATAGGGCTGAGTAAAATACAAATAGTTTCAAACACTAAAATGATTTCCCTGATTCGTCCTTTACTTTTTAAGTTCGTTAATACGCCTCAAGTTAAACAATTAATTATTGATTTACTTACTAAGCTTGCAGATTCAACAGATAATACTGTCGATGATAAAGCAGTTGTATTTATTAAGAACGGATTATTTCCTGGAGCTAAAACTTCTAAGTAGCAGTAAACCACCAAACTGCACCTTGTTCGTCTTCTATATGATGACGTAAATTCATTGCCTCATTCTTATTTAAGGTGAGGCATTCTCTATGTCCATGTAACTCATAGCACATGTTCACAGTTATATTTTGATTTCTATTAAGTGTCATAATCTTATACTAATCAATAGCAGTTAATTATTACAAATGGTAGATAAGAAAGATGGTGAAATCCTAGAAGAAAAAAAGGATGAGAAAAAGAAAAGTGTACTTGGAAAAGTAAAAGATGCAATACTTCCAGATCAAGAAGAACAAGCAGCAATCATTAGTACATTTGTACGTCTTGGAGTGTTGATTTGGAGCGGTGGAATTTTAACTTTAAATTACGTTTCTATACCAGGAATACCCTCTCAAAAAATTGATCCAACTTTCATAGCTTCGGTCTTCACTGGAGTTTTGGCTGGATTTGGTATTCAGACAGCAAGTAAAAAAGGTGATGGAACTATGAAAATGAATGGTGGAAATGGGCAAGTAAGTAAGAAAGATATGGAAGAAATGATAACAAAAGCTGCTGCTAATTCTGCAGTACAAACTATAAGAATTGAGCAAGCTCCATTAGTAATTAAGGCAGAAACACCTAGTAAAGATTCTAAGTACCAGATGTAAAATTAAAGAGGAAATAACTAAGGAGGTTTATTTATGAACAGTCCACTTTATATTCCTAATTGGCAATATCATTCTAAAAAAGATATAACACTAGATTTTGTAAGAAAAGAAAATATGCTTCGTAGAGCATTGCATCGTGGAAAGACAATAATTAAAAAGATAAGACGGATGTAGTTGTTATTCTGAACAAGGTATATCTTTGTTTAAATGATTAAACACTATACGATTGGTTATTTTGATGGTCAACATAAACATCAAGATACATATGCTGATGCAGAGAATTCTTGGGAAGCCAAAGATTCTGTTCTAAAAAATAATACATATTTACACGACCATCCAAATGCAATAGATTATGTTTTAGTAAAAGACTAATTGAATGTTTTTTGAATCAATTGCTCTTGTGACAGGAGGCTTTGATCCTGTACATAGTGGACATATAAAATATTTTGAGAATGCTAAGAAATTATCTGATTGTTTAGTTGTTGGATTAAATAGTGATCAATGGTTAATTAATAAAAAAGGACAGTATTTTCAAACTTGGAAAGAGCGAGCAAATATAATTAGTCATTTAGATATGGTTAATATTGTTATAGATTGGGATGATTCAGATAATTCTGCATGTAGAGCAATTCAAAAATGCTTTCAATTAACTAATAAAATATATTTTGCTAATGGTGGAGATCGTAGTTCGGATAATACTCCTGAATTAAAACGTTATGCTTTAGACCCAAGAGTAGAGTTTGTTTGGAGTGTTGGAGGTGACGATAAGATTAATAGTAGTTCATGGATATTGGATAAGTATTATCAAGAAAGGGAATCAATTTGTGGATGATAGACTTTAATTAAGTAATGTAAATAGTTAAAATGTGGAAGTTACTTTCATTTTTGATATTAATATTTAGTCCACTTTCAGTTCGTGCAGACTTAATTCATCGTCTATCAACCAGTACTTCTTTAAATGTAGGAGGGGCTAGTACAACTTCTGAACGTATCGGTTCAACTTATTCAGTGTCTGGATCTAATATCAAAGTCGCATCTAGTGATGATCATTTTGGAAAAATATTAGCACCTAGTAATAATGCGGCTGCAACTCTTGATCCTGGTACATATGACATAAATACCGCAGGATCTTCTTTCAGTTTTAGTGAAAGTTTTATAGCAGGAGATGCCGTAAATCCTATTGGTACAGGTGTAGACGTGACCTCTGGTGTCGTGGCTGACATGCCAGCTTTTGGTAATACCACAACTCAATCGGGCGGTGTAGCAGGTTCACTTGCAGGTACTATTTTGAGTTCGGGTGTTATGACGCTAACCGCTGGAGGCGCAAACACATCTGCAGTGGGGCAATTCGTAAGTGAAATAACTGTTAAATAGTTATGGCTAATTTACCTCCTCAACCAAGTCCTGATGATAGGAAAGTTTATAACAAAATTAGAAATGGATTAATGTCTAATCAAATTACTACTAGACAAGTTTATGATGGTTTAAAAAGAGGAGACTTTACTCCTGGTACGGTTACGTTATTACATGACATTATAGATTTTGGTCATCATTATGCAGAAGATAATATTAAGGGAATGAAAATAGTAAACAATAGAGAAATACCATATAGTTAATCATGAAGCGGCTTTTACTGCTTTTATTATTAGCACCAATCCCTGCTTTTGCTGTCCCCGTCACGCCAAATTTTCAAAGTGGTTCGATGACCTCTCATACAGAGACTACTAGTAAAGTAAGCGAAACGATTAACGTGATAGATTATCAAACAGGGTGGCAATATGTAGTTACAGGAAATAACATAACTACAAGTGCAGATAGTTTAGTACCTACTGCAAGTTCGAC